AGTCCTTTAGCCAGTCCCGTCGGTGCGCGGAGCAAAGCTTCAAGAGTCTTGATGGCAATCGTTGCGATTTGTGCCATTAGTTTAACCTCTTAAGACTGCATTCGACCGACGAAGATAGGTGTCCGGTGGCTGTCCCTTTGGCGGTACGTTGCCGGATGTGATGCCTGTTTGGGGAAGGGTCCAGACGGCTTCTAATGGAATCGGTGTAGTGTTTTGTTTCAAAAGTATTTCCTGATGAGTACCAAGATAGACGTTCCACGACTTCACATTGACAGGTGCTGGTGGTGGTGTCACAGTCACAGAACATCCTGGCGGAGTCGTCAGTGAACTCATTGGGCCCACTTCGCTCTCTGTTCCGTCATTTGTGACCCAGGAGACTTTTGCAAACCAAGTTCCTGCCATTTGATTTCCTGCGGTGTTACTGAGACTTGGTGTAGTTGGGCGTCGTATCGGAGAATAGACAACGCCAACCCCGATGTCGAATAACAGAATGGCCGCGGAGTCGCTTAAAAGAAGATATTGCTCTAGTTTGTGCTTATATCGTTCGTTGAGTTGCTGATGATAGCAATCCAGATACGTCAGTGCTATCGTGCGAAGGATGTGCCACCGTCGCAGGGCTTCGGTGGTGACTACCTGTTCGATCCCGATGTTGTTTCCACCGGGTACTCGCAGCAGAAAGCGCCGCAGTTCGAGTTCGATCTCGGTAGCTGCGACAGTTCCCTTCGTCGTTAGGTCGATCCGCTCTGTAGCGGCGGTGTCGAAGAGGGAGCTTTCGTACGACAGAAGATCGCTTGGTTCTGATGGAATACTATCTACAAAGAGTGCCATACTTTGGTCCTTCAACGTTTGCGGGGTCGGGTCACCGCGGATCTAGGCGTGCTGGGTGTTGATGCTTCTGAAACGGTTGTATGCGGTTGATTGCGATTAGGAGGGCCTTTGCGCCATAGTGCAAAGTGTGTTTTCTGAACCTCAGTCGCGAGCACGGCTTTGCCTTCTACGACCATCCGGGCCGCGGCGTGGCGAGTTACTTCCGAGAGAGTTCCTGCACGACCCCCATCATTCGTTGCCGTACTGACTACCACAACGGCATTGTCCTGAATAGTGTTCTCAACTTGTTGTATTGCTAGGTAGTACTGACGTAAGTCCATGTTTCCCTCGCTGTGTAAGGTAAAAGCCGGACGGCTGAAGCCGCCCGGCTTGGCTGCTTAGCTCCGGACTTGAACGCCGAAGTTATTTCGAAGGACGGCCACGCCGTATAGGCAATCGACGGTAAACTGCTGTGCCAGCGTGTTCGGCTGGTAACTCATCATTACTCGCATTCCGAAGTTGCCCAACTCGGAGTATTCAGCGATCGCGCCCGTACCCGGCAGAGGCTGCGGCAGACGACGGACGCACAACCCGATCGCGTCCTTCGCGAAAGCGATGTTCTGCGTTGTCGCCGGGGACGAACCAGTTTTTGAGACGAACTGCGACCGAAACACGAAGAAATCCTTCAATTTTCCAACGGATCCATCGATCATCGCTCGGACGCCGGCCTCCCCGGCCGTGTTGTATTCTTAAAACCGGGGAATCTGGCGCAGTTGGGAATAGGTACTACCGTCGACAACCAGATACTTCTGCGCAGCAGACGGAACTTTCGCGTTAAAGAGGGCGGTTTCCGCCTCATCTACCAACGACTCGGTAATCGGGGAGCCCGCAAAGCCCAACGCAGTATTAGCGGTGAATTGCGAGTATAGCGAAAGCAGATCGGATTCGATCTTTTCGGCAAGTGCTACAACGGCCGGTTCCATGTAAAGCCGCAGAAGGTCGGGCACTGCGAGGACCTTTGTTACGTCCGGAATCTGGAACGTGGCTTCGGCATGTGTGTTCAGGACAATCTGAGCGTTACCCAAGCTGGGATTCTGAGTAGTGACGGTCCCCCCCTGAGCGATATTGTTGGCAACGAGAGTTGGGGGAATCGGCACATTGATGGTGTCACCGGCTTGAGCCAAAGACGGCTCGAAGTTTCGGTTCACCAAGTTTCCCATAACTAGGTTGCCCATGAGGGCCGGCAGCGCATCCGCCGCCACCAGTTTGACCAGCGCATTTGCAACATTTGACGAAGTAATAGCAGGCATTTCATGTCTCCTTAATTGATAAGGCCCCAGCCGACTAGGAGCGGGGCAGTTTGTGTAGTGTGTTGGCTGGACCAATCCAGCAATCATCTTTGGCTATTAGAGGTTCGGTCTCTAGATCTGCACAATGTGACCGTACGCTCGCCAACGCGACCGCTTGGTTAACGGGAACCGTTGATCTGTTGCGCGATTCGTGAGATCTCCTGCCGGGCCCTCTCCAGATCTTCCTTTGGCATGCCGGGGCGAATCTTGTCGATATCGAATCCCCCGGCCGGTGAAGCGACAGGTGATTTGGCGCCCGCAGTCGCTCCCGATCCACCTGTGATACGGGCCGGCAGTAGCTCGGGATTCTCGTTTACAAAATTCGAAAGATATTCCTTGACGGAGAACTCGCCGTTCGTTGTCTTAGCAACCAAACGTCCGTCTTCAGTACGCTGAATATCGTCTTTCACCGCCCGGAAGGCGAGGTCCAGTTTTTGCACCCCGAGGCGTTGCAGTTCCGCACGAACCGCTGTGCTGCGCTCAGCCTCCTCGGCAATGATTCGGCTGCGGCGATTTTCCTCCACCAGTTCGTTCATCTTGCGTTCAAGGGCCTCGCGCCGTCGGCGTTCCTCTTCGAGTTCGATCTTGTATGCCGGTTCGCTTTTCGCCTGTTCCAGACTGACGAACTCTCGAACTGCCTCTTGGATTAGGTGCCTAATATCGCCCGTCCGCCCAATCGGCGCTTGGTCATGTTTGCTTTCATCCATCCGTCATCCTCCTTACTTGATTCCGCGCAGAAACCAATCATCAATTTCACGCGCGATTGTGTCCTTTATCTCTTGCCGTTCATCGCAGAGATACTTGAACGCCAATTTCTTGTAGATCTGCTTGACTAGAGTACGTGAATCGATATTCATTGCGATCAGCTTGGAGGCGTCGTCAATTTCGCCAGCAAAGTCGCCAATATCAAATTCATCCAAGCCTGATACGTTTACCTGCAGATTGTCCTCGCGGACACATTCAATGGCCTTTAATATCTTTTTCAATACATCTTTTACTGAATCGCCCAAGCTACGTAGCACTTCCTGTGTAATTGCAAAATCTCTTTGCTTGGCCAAACCAGAAAGGGGGCGATGATCCCCAACCACCGGGCCTGCTTGTCCAATCAAATAGCAGACCCGATAAATCTCATCTTTTAGCCGATTGAGGTTTTGGGTCGCAATGTCAAAGACTTTTCCCTCCGGCTCGGTCCATCCAAAACGGTCTCCAGGTCCGAGTTGTAGAAAATAGCTTTCACCGACCATTTGATCGAATTTCTTGTCGCTATAGACGACCGGCATCGCGAATAGGCCCATGGTTAAGGCCCAACCAAGCGCGTTCGACTTGTTAAAGTGCTCCAACTGTAGTAATGCGGCCTTGTTCATTAGCCACATTCCTTGGCTTACGGTGGTTTCAAAGAGCGGTACTCGATTTAACTTCGCAAGACCGTGGACGCCCTCATCGATCAGTTCAATGCTGTTCGTCTGATTGACGGATCCTTGTTGCTGCGTTCGGCGGTAGACCCTGAAGTGTTGACGGTCGTAGTAAAGCCATCGTGTTTCGGTCATATTGTGGGCGTCTTCTAAGTTCCGACGATATGTCTGCTTTGTTCGAAGAACAACCCACTCGAACTCACCGGCCTCACTGCGGCACCAATTCACCAGATCGTTGGGAGTATAATGAACCAAATATGCCCTACTGGCGCCCATGAAGTCTTCCTCTGCGCGGCTTGATGCAGGCTGACTGGTACGGGGAAAATCCACTAGAGTATAGCCCGCTCCATATACTAGTGCGTCAGTAAGCTGTCTTCGGAAATAGTCGCTCAGGTTTGTTCCTTTGCGATCGCAATCCTCGATGAACATGCTGAAGAAGCCGCGTCCTGTATCATTGGGACCGTCGATGTTTATTACCGGCTCTCGCCGGAAGAGTGTGGCTGCATACCAGTCGATGATGGATCCGATGTAGTTTTCATAAAAGACTCTGCTTAGCCTTTCTCCGTAGATGTCGGCCGGCTCTTTTTGCCGGGGAATGAGATATTGCGCAGCATTGAGCTTGAATGCTTCTCCCCCTACGTAGAGGTCTTGGTAACGTTTCCACACCTCGTGCTTGCCACGATATTCTGGATGTTCTTGATCAATACGGGTATCCATTTGTTTTCCTTGTATTGTGATATGAGACGAGTGCGGTGCGGCCCGGCGAACCTAGAGTGGCGGCATTGTCGTGTGATGGTCTAACGTGGAGCGTGTTAGAAGCCGGGCAGGCGACTGGACTTATAACCAACTGGCTGCCGCTTGTCGTTACTTACTACTTGCCAGACTAGATACCCCAAAGCGTCCGATAAGTGTGTGCGTTTGGGGTCGTGCCCTTTGTCGATAATCATGGTGCCGGGCAAAAGGGTGACTTGTTCAAGGTCCCTGATAAGCTCTGTGCAGCGCGGGTCTATGTAAAGCCTTCGGTTTCCGGCAGCGTCTCGCAGGGTGCTGTTCATCAACATGAGTCTTTCCCTCACAGCGGGATTCTGCGGAGGCAGTTCGACCTGGCACCGATGAATGTTTCGAGTTCGGAAAAAGGTACTGATGGCGTCTGCGTCTCTGGGTCCAGTTGTTTTCATTGCGTTTCCTGAGGCATCGCCGAAGACCGTCAAACCATGGCAAGACGGAAATCTTCGGAGGAGTTCATCGCACGCTTCCCAGGTTGTAGCCCTCGACAGTGTAATTTCATCAATGACGTTGACCGTGTCTCCGGTGAGTTGTACCACTACTGAAGACATTGGATCGACATTGAAGTCCATGGCCCAGTAAAGTGGTTTGTTCGGATCGTAGTTGCAAATCCTGACGTTTTGGCTTCGCTCGAAACCATAGTACGCTTGTCCGGCGCTTATGTTTAGGTATGCCCCTAGGACTTCCTGTTGGTAGAAACGATTATCGTAGCTAAGCTTTAGGCGGTCATAAAAGTCGGGAACGACATCCAGGAGGTGGTGATTTTCCCCCGGGTGTGCGAGGATAACGGCGTAGCCCCCTGTGGTGCTCGCGATGAAACGGTGGTACACCCAGTCGAAGCCCTTCGGAGTCCACACTGCAAAGCCAGATAATCGTTTCGCTTGGGGATCTCGCAGTCTTCCCTCAAGACGAAGCCACGCTTCTTCGTGACAATATGTTAGTTCATCAACCCCGAACCATGCAAGGTTCGTGCCGCGGAGCCTTTCAAAATCCTCAAGACTTCGAAATAGGATGGTGGATCCCGTGTCTCGCATTCTCAGGCAGTTTTCTGTTTTGTTGAAGGATATTGGGATATGATTTCGCTCCAATAGTTCGAACAGACTGCGTTGAGTTGCATCGCGGAGCATTGGAAAAGTGGGTGCGGCCATCAAGCCCTGTCGGCCTGGATTGAGATAACTCAATCGAATAGCCTCGTGGCATAATGCTTGACTTTTTCCGGAGCCAACAGGTCCGGAAAATCCCTTGAAGCGGGCATTGCAGTCGTGGAAGGCTCTTTGTGAAGGTAGAGCGCTGTATCGGATGCTTCGGCTTATGGTTAATCGGTTGGTGCGTTTTGGGGTTTGTCTATCCATCTAACCAGAACCTCGTTTGGTTGCTTCGCTTGCTGCATCGTTTGATGGGCTTCGATCAGTCTGATCAGATCACTTGGGCTTGCTTTAAAGTCGTCACCGTTGGTCAATTGTGTGTGTAGTTTGCGGAGCGCCATTTCGATTAGACGGAGAGTAAAGCGTTCAGTGATGGGAGTTACCGCATGGTTTTCTTTCTTCATCGCTCGTGCTGTCGTTCTTCGAGTCGGCTTATGCGCTCGGGTTTCTCTTACACTTTCACTTTAGCTTTGTTGTCCGGGCCAACATTCGCTGGACGCTCTGGAAGTGATTGAAAAGACATAAGAAAGATTTCTCTACATCGTGTCAATCGTTATGCCGGGCTTGGGCGGAGGCACAAGCGAAGGATGAAAATGGGCCGGTGCCTGAGCGATTCTGGAGTTGCTTGCAGGGAAGCAGGTCCCCGAACTATGCACACTGCGCGATCCGGCCGGCCTGATCCGCGCAAGGGCCATGGTGAGGGAGACCATGGCGAGCCCGCCAACTTTGGGGTA